ACTGCACCACACGCTGAGCCATTGTGCTGCTGTTGGGGTCGCTCACAGGGATGACGTCCACCATCGCATAGTCAGCTTTGCGTGCACGTGACAGGCCAGTCTCTGGCTCATATGAATAATCTTCTGGCGCTTCGTCAGCAATGATCTTCTTCAAGAGCTTGAACTCTTGCTTCATCGCGTAGTGCACACGGGCCTGCACCGCAGCCATGGGTTTAAGCGTGCGCTCCAGCAATGCCAGCGTGGTGCCCACCGGTGCGTTTGCGCTCATGTCCGACACGTTCATGTCGCTGATAGCGCCGAGGCGACGGCCTTCTTCAGTGATCCGCTGTAACAACGCAAGCAGTGTTTGTGATGGCTCCTTGTATGGGAGCATCATGATGTTGTCTTTGATTGAGCCGCTCGGCACGTCCACGTCGCGGAACTCACCGGGATTGATCGGTGTATCGTCACCCTTGACGCGCAAGCCCCGGGCTTTGAGGCCACCGGGCAAGTTAGACAGCGTGCCTGCATCCACCAACTGGCGAATGATTGAAGTGCCAGCGCGAGCGTAGCCACCGATGATGTGGATGAGGCCCAGACCATAGAAGCCAAACCCCGGCACATATACATAGTGCACGAAGTGGTCGTCCTTCAAACGCAGCGGGTCTTCTTCTTTCCAGTTGCGACGCACAGAAATAACTTCCTGTGTACCGCGCTCAATAGTCACGACGTACGGTTTAGGCAGTTCATCTTCCTCGTCGTCCACACCATCAATCAGCATGTCAACGCTAATCTCCAGCAGTGTGTACCGCTCATCGTTCTGGATTGTGTAGCCGCCTTCTTCAGCCTTTTTCTTCTCCACATCAGTGGGGAATGACTGTGGGTCTCCAAGGTCAACCTCACGGTAGAACCCGTTGGCCATCAGCTTGTCCATCTCGTTCTTTGTCTTGCGCATCACGTGGGTAACACGTTCGGCAGTTTCAATGTGTGACGCACCATACGGCACGACCACATCTTCTGCTGGCAAGTAAATAGAAACTTGACGGCCCATCAGCGGATCGAAGTACACCTTCTTGAACGCGCTACCTGCAAGGCCCAGTGAGTACAACATCCGCTCGTGCTCTGGGCGGTACTCGACCATGCGCTCTGTCAACTGATAGTTCATATCGTTGCGTACGCGCTCGGCAGCTTCTTCCTTCTCCTTACTCACCTTGCCAAGAATCTTTGTCTTGACAGGGCCAGCAGCAGGGAATGTCTCGCTCATGGTTTCAGCTTGGAACCGGATCGCCGCCTCGGCCAGCACTGTGGAATACACACCGCAGGCATCGTCCCACGGCTCAGTGCGCTCCTCGTACTTGAACCCCAGCACTTCCAGACCCTTGACGAATGTATCCGCCCAGTCTTTGCGGGCCACCATATCGGCCTCAAACAACTCAATCAGATCACTGGCCAGTTTGTTGAGCACGCCCTCATCCATGTGCTCAGCAAGGTTACATTCAAAGTCAGTGTCTTCAACTTCTGTGTCCTCGCCCATGATGATCTCAGCGCCGCCATCAGGCAACATGTTGACCGTTGTGTCCGTATCTCCATCGGTCTCGATCTCAATACTTGCACCCAAGCTGTCCAGCCCTTGCGGTGCTGAATACAAGCCTTTACTCATTGAATCTGATGCTGCCATGATTTGTCCTTAGTAGTACCCGCCACGGCGGGATTTAAAATACCGAATCTCGTCGGGCTCGTCGGTTGGTAACCGCAAGAACCCACCTTGGCGAAATCTCATCAGCGCCATGACGGTGGAGTCAACCAAGTCGTCGTTACTCATGAACGGAAACCCAGCAATCTCCTCCACAACCTCCTCGGCCCAGCGGGTGTCTGGCACCCAGCACATGCCAGAGGCGATGATGTCCGCCACAGAGTTTAACCGCGCCAGCTTGTCACCGCTACCCCGGTGAGGGGTGAAGTCCTGCACCGGTAACCCCGTGCGTCTCATTTCCTGATACAGCGCAGTGCCTGCGGATTTCTTCTCCACGATGAACGCATCAGGCTCCCACTCTTTGTATTCTTCGAACGCCATCTTCTTGAGCTCTGGAAACTCCATGCGCTTCTTGATTGAGTTGAGCAAGATGATGTTGTACCCACCCTCGGCCTCATTGAGGAACACACCCCACGTAGTCAAGGCGGTAAAGTCAGCACGGTTGTGAGTCTCGGCTGCGGCGTCCAGTGACATGATCACATACTCGCATGGGGGCGGGTCTTCCTTTTCCCAGCGTTTCCACCACTCACGCTTGACAACAGACGCTTCCTCGGACGTGGGGTTTTGCTGGTACTGGGCATTCCACTGGAACGTAGGCATCGACGCTTTTGTTCTGAGCAGCGCCGCCATATCGAAGAACTCTGGCCACAACGGTTTCTGAACAACTGCACCATCTGTTTGTGTGACGTCCACGATGGCTGGAAACTCAATAACCTCGTACTGATCTGAGCCCTCGTTCATGCGCATGTCTGTGGTGACACGCCCTGTCAGATCGTTCTGGTGCCAACGGGTTTGAACAATCGCTACTCGACCACCCGGCATAAGACGAGTTCGCGCTCCGTATGTAAACCACTCGTAGGCTTTATCGAATACGTCAAAGTTTCCGTTGATGATGTCCTGTTCATTATGAGGATCATCGACAAGAAGCAAATCAGCACCACGGCCAGCCAGCGCAGAGCCGACGCCGCAAGCGAAATACTCACCCCCGGCGTTTGTGTTCCATCGTCCTGCGCTTTTGGAGTCTGAGGCAAGGTGCACGTTGGGGAAGATGAGTTTGTATGCATCTGAATCTAAAATGTTACGCACCTTACGGCCAAAATCCACAGCAAGGTCAGTGGTGTGCGAGACCATCAGCACCTTCTTGTTGGGGTATCTCCCCAAGAACCAAGCCGGGAAGTATATAGACACCATCTGGGACTTGCCATGGCGGGGCGGCATGTTCACGCACACCCTATCTTTATTACCCGTGGCAATATCCATGAGCAAATTGGCCAACCTGCGGTGGTGTTTTCCCACTATATAGTCTGGCTGCATGTGTTTGCAGAACTCAATCAGGTCGTCAACGCACGCTTTTGCCGTCTTGCGCCCGCCAATAATGTCTGCAATCTTCTCGATTTCCGCCTGTTCTTCGGGCTCATACGTGTCCAAATTGTCCAGCATAAGCTGGATTTCTTCTTCCGTGAAGTCATCTGGACTGAGAAGAGCGGCTTCAGTCATCAAATTTCTCGGGTTCTGGCTCAAAAACCTGTGTTTTTGGGGCGCTAAAGCCCATTTCTGCATCTACGTCGATCACATCACCCCCAATTTCAACCGCATCAGCGGCCAACTCGGGCTTTTGGATGAGCTTTTGGAGCTTGGCACGCAACCGTGCCTTTAATTCGTCCGTAGACTGGTGGGTAATAGTCACTTCTGACCTGTCGGTGAACAGCCCCACGTCGCTGTGCTTGCCCAAAAGCTCTAATGCACGGATTCTGATGCGCGGATCAGGGTTCTGGGACTCCTCTAGCAACCGGTTGGTCACCATGTGACGCACCTCAATGGCATGTGTGACCACAGCCCTGCCATATTCATCTAGGTATGACCTGATGTTGAGCAATGAGGCGGGTGTCAGGCTTGATGCACGTGCATGTGATACTGCATTGCTGGTGTTGTGCGGGTTATTGGCGTACGCCGTGGTGATTGCAGCCGCAACTTGTGCATCTTCCTCATTGGGTTCTTGCACCTCCAGCCCATGTTCCTCTAATAGAAGCATGGAACGGCAAGCAGCCTCGGCCCTTTCTCGCAGGTCGAGGTATGGAATGTCTGGGATGATCTCCACCCCAAATTCTGGCATGAGTTCAAGTGTCATTGTGCGCAAGTCCGTGTAGACCGATGCGCAATAGTATCTTATTTTCCAAGGATGTCAAACTTCCCTATAGGGGGTGTTCTACGTTAACTCTGCATTTTATGTCACGTAGGTACTGGAAAAGATGTTAGGGGGAGGGGAGCTACGTACCCCGCCGAAACGTACCGGTGTAGTATTGGTAAACAAAATATAGTTTGATCTTTACGTGAGAGTTAACAAAATTTTTTGGGGTATAGGCACTTTTCAAGTATGGGGGGTACTTGCGCGGAATAGTATACCAACGCAGCCATAGGGACTCCTAACCCCACAGCGGGGGGTCGGGGTAGGGTGGGTCAGCCACGCCGCCATATAGGATTTCATGTTAGGGATTCCCTAACAGAACTATCGAATTGTATTTAAATGTGCCGTTACCTTTACAAACATGCCATGCTGAGTTAAAGTAGAGGCCTCGGTTCAGACAACGTTTTGATTGTCTGCCGGGTAATCGAAAGAACGAAATGAAAGCAACAGCTAAACTCTCTACCGCAACGATCAACGCTATCGGCGCATGGTCAGGCCAGTCAGTTAAGACGGCCAACAGCATGGTCAAGGCAATTGACAGCATGCATGCTGACGGCGTGACAGCGGACATGCTAGTAGCACCTGCTAAGGGTGAGTCAACTATCTTGTTTGACAGCGTGAAGATCAGCATCGTTCTTGGCTTCACGGCAACGGTTCAGGCCTTACTGAAGAAGGACACGAAGGGGTTGAGCGAGACTCAGAAGAACGACAAGCGCTATTGGCAGCAGCAGATTGGTTCCAAGCTGAAAGACCTGCGCAATGCGCTGACACGGCGTGAGAAAGCCGGTGCTGAGTCAGACGGCGCAGAAGCTGACAAGTCATCGTGGGAGGCAACCAAGCGCAAGGTGCTCGCTGACATGATCAGCCAAGCTCAGAAGAAAGAAGCGAGCGCGATCAAGGACATGGCATCGTTCATCAAGGACTTGCAATCAGCCTTGGCTCGCATCCCTGCTAACGCCTAATTAGGCAACCCCGAGCCCCTGACCTTTTGGTCGGGGGTTTTTTTTCGTCTGTACTTTCCCACAATCCAGTACATGTTAGGGAGTCCCTAACAAAAGATACCAGTTCCTGAAGCGGCGATGAGCGGCACAACCTCGATCCCTGAGCCCAAGGCTCATGACCACATCATAACAAGCCACCGCGTGATGAGCCACGTGACTAGCCGAACCATTTTTAGCCCCGTTAGGGAGCTCCCTAACACCCGATACCAGTTCCAGAAGCGGCGATGAGTTCGGACTGTTCGCGTTTTGCTCTGTTCTAGTGTTCGCGTTTATAGATTGTTCTAACGTACGTTTTAGACTAATTTATATTGTACGTTTCTATCACACCATAACTTGTTTTTTATTCCGCCTAATGTTCGTTTTTACCCCCTAATGTTCCGCAATGTTCTTGCAATGTTCGTTTTCACAAGAACAATATAAACGTAGTACTCTCGCATTCATTCAGGTATTACTTGCATCTCTATACTAACTCTTTATCTCTATAACTTCTCTTTAAAAATGTATACTTTTAGATATGTTCGTTTTTCAGAAAATAGTCCGAAGGGTATTTTTGAAAATCCACAAAAATCACGTGTTGGACGTGCCGAAATTTTAAATTTCCGCCAGAGGGGGGGTGTGTCTGAAAACGCTAAAAATAAGGAACAGTCAATTAAATCAAGGACTTACAGAGCTACAATATAGGAACATAAAGAACTTTGCACATCTCGATACCCCTCACCACGAAACACTTGACAAACACACGATAGTGTGCTATACTATAGGCTGTTCAGTAGGAATTCGCCTATTGGGCCACAAGTTAGGGAATCCCTAACAAGTTAACCTGTGTTACATCACGCAAAAGGAACCTTACATTTATGGGCCACAATCGACGCCTCAAACCCCAGTGCAGTATATGTGGTGACACATATTCTCCCAAACGTGCCAACGCTGGCTATCACATCTGCATGCCATGCGGCGATGCCGTAGCACGTGCAACCATCCGTACCATTGTGCCTATGCACAAGAGCAACTACATGTTGTTCACCGACCTCAACGATCTCAAAGACCTCAACCCGAAAAGGATTCAGTCATGAAGCAAGACATCGACACATACACCCTTGAACTCCCCGGGTTAGGGGATTCCCTAACAACCCATATGGAAAGCATAGCCGCTTACAAGTTCAAGTACCGCTTCTACATCACCACCCGTGACGGTGCAACAACCGAGTGGACTGGCCTGACCAAGAAACGTGCACACGACATGCATGCATACACCGAGCAATCACAGCCTAGCAACGTCACAGCCTTTGGATGGGAGTTATTGAAATGAAACAACTTATCACACGTTACCTCAAACCGTTAGTCATCTGGTTAGCACAGGGCATCATCAGTGCCATCCTCGTTCTGTTCTTTGCATACCTGCTCGCAGAGTGGGCATCCGGGTGCGGCGAGACATACACCGACATCAAAGGTGTGGTGCACATCAACGAGTGCGTGTTCTCACCTGTCAGGAAATAGCAGACAGTGTGGAAACATTGACAAACGTAGCAGACTATGCTACAATACAACCATCGACTCGGAATTCGCCTTGTCGATTAACCCCAACCGTTAGGGATTCCCTAACAAACCTTTCACAGGAAACGAAATGACAACCTCATCTATCCCATCAATCTCAACAGCGGCCATGCTCGTTGAACTCTCCATCGGCACATGGACAGGGCGCAAGCTCGACAAGAAGGCAAGCCAAGACGTCACATCAAGTAACCATGCAGACAAGGGTGTGGCCAACGTGTCCAAGAAACTGCTCGGCGACTGCGCCGAATTGGATGCGGTGCAGAAGTTCGTGGCTAACTCTCGCAACGTGCACTACGCCATGACCATGCCATGGTCAGACACAGGCTTGCGCCTCCTACCAACAACCCAGTATTTCAAGTACACACAAGAGATGACTGGACTCCAGACCGAGTACGCACGGCTGGTGCAGACATTCCTCGACGCATACTCATGGGAGATTCAGAATGCCCAGCTCAAGCTCGGTGACTTGTTCAACCCTGACGAGTACCCCACAGCCGACTCACTCACTGACAAGTTTCGGTTCAAGATGAACTACATGCCCCTGCCTGACGCTGGCGACTGGCGTGTGAGTATCGGCAACGAGACAGAGGACGCCCTGCGTTCTCAGTACGAGGGTTACTACGCACAGCAGTTGCAGTCTGCCATGGGCGACGTGTGGCGCAGGGCACACGATGCGCTGACTAAGATGTCAGAGCGGCTCGACTATGCCGACATCAACACACGCAAGGTGTTCAGGGATTCTCTGGTGACTAACGTGCAGGACATGATTGAACTGCTCGGGGCATGCAACGTGACGGGTGACCCCGTGATGGCGGCGGCTCAGCGTGACCTCGACGAAGCAATGCGTGGCATCACACCCGATGCCCTGCGTGAAGATGCTTACCTGCGTGCGCAGACTAAGCGACAAGTGGATGCGGTGCGTAAAACCATCGACAACCTGCCAAGCCTCGGCTTCTAAGTTAGGGACTCCCTAACAACTTAACCTAAACCTAAACCTAAACC